CTGAGTCGTGACGTGACGGAACTCTTTGACGCGCTCGCCCATGCGATACGTGCGGACCAAGATGCGCCCGTCGTCCTCGTAGTGTTCGTCCATGTCATCGAACCCGAACCCATCGAGGCCGTCTGTGCCGTTCGCGCCGTCTTTTCCGTCTAATCCCTTCTCACCGTTCAATCCGTCTCGGCCCGGAATACCACTGAGACCGTCTCTGCCTTCGCGCCCGTCCGCGCCGGCAGGACCAACAGCACCAGGCTCACCCTTCTCGCCCTGTGGCCCCACAGGCCCAGCCACAGGTTCACGATCAAGCAACAACGCCACGGTTGCCTCGAGATACTTGATGCGTTCAACCAACGGATCGGCAACAGCCTCGACCGCTATCCCGAACATCTCTGCGAGCTGGTCAGGCTGCGGCATATTTGGCCCTGATCTCTTTAGCCTTCGTCATCATGGCAGTAAAAGCCTTGCCGTCTGCATTGACCGAACTGTCTACAGCAGGCTGCGCCGCTGGCTGTGGAGCCTTACTGCTGGCATTGGCGAACGGGTCCGGTCCTTCGTCGCGCTTCGCCAGCGCCTCGATGCTGTGGTCCTGATGCTGCAGATAAACCTGATCGCCGCCGGTCATCGGCTTGAGATTCAGACGTTGCCTAGATTCGTTGATCGTCTTGATGCCGGCTGCGTCCTTCTCGGCTTTGATCTGTGTCGCCGTATCCATCCGCAGCAAGTCCTCCAGATCGAACTCGACGCCAAGCCTGCGGCCGTCCACCTTGTCAGGCGACAGCCCTAAGCCTTCATCCAGTACGAGCTCCATGCTCTCGATGTGGAACTGGAGGCACTGGCTGTAATACTGCTGATCCAACGCTTCGACGTTGTTGTAGGACGGAGGATTGCCGATCCCGACCTTGTAGGCTGGCACATGAAAGGCGGTGCAGACATTCTCGGCGGTCCACTTCAACTGTTCGATCAGTTGCGAATCCTGCGCGGTGACGGCCATCGCTTCGTATTTCAAGCCGTCTCCCAACACGGCCACCTTGCCCATGTTGTCGCCGGTGAAGTTTTCATCCCAATACGTCTTCACGCGCTGCGCCGTCTCTGGCGTGATCGAGCCGGGAGCGGTCAGCACACCGCCCGGCTTGGATCCATTGGCAAAGAACCGAGACGAGTTGTTCTGAATGCGGAGCCCTTGCGTCGCCGCTAAGCCACAGGCATAGATCGGTGACACGCCCACGAGCGGATGAAACAGCGCGTAGCCCACATCGTGAAAGATCTCAGCCGCCGGCACGGTAATGTCAGACGGCAGACCAGAAAGGTTATCCGTCTTCAGTTCGTAATAGACCGAGCCATCCGGCGCCACGAGCGGCCGCGTCCGCGTCGGATCGAGGATATACGCCGCACGCACCACGCCTCGAGCGTCACGCGCCTTGAGCGCATACGTGTTGCCGTGAATCAGCTTCGACGCGAGCCACCAGTAGACGAACTGGATGCGGTTCTGATAGCGATTCGGCTTGCGCAGGAATGGCGAGAACGACGGCGACTCGATCTCATTCCAAATCTGATCGGCGTCCTGCTCCACCAGCCGCAGGCGCATCTTGGATACGTCCGAGCAGATCAGCGTCAGGCAGGCAAACGCGGCTGAGAACGCCAAGACGATCTCAACGCTTTCTTCCTGGTTCGATTGCCACGCACCGGAGAAAGGTTCCCTGACGACTGGGAACCATCCCCCCCGAGAATCTACAGAGGACAGAGTCGCAGGGACCCGTTTCGTGATCGTGATGTCGTAGTTACCGAAACGCATCAGCCCTCGGCCTGCAGATCGCGTCGACGGTAGCGCCGCCGCGGACGCGGGGCGTCCGGCTCGGATTCGTGCTCCGGCGTGACAACTTTGGTGTGAGACGTCCTGGTGAGACTGACGCACTGCTGCCGCGCCAGAATCGAGGCGTCCAGCGCGCTCACCGTGACCGACTCCCCCACAGACATCTCTCGGCCGTGATGCCGAAACGCCTTGATGACAGGCACGGTGACGGTGGCGAGAGTCGGCATCAGTGACGCACACGCGGCGCTCCGTCGATGTTCTCGGCCAGAGCGCCGCGCCTATCCGGTCCTACGAGTTACGCGGGTGAGCCAACTGAACCCCAGTTGACGTCATCCATATAGGCAACCGCGCTTGAACGGCGCTTCTGCCAGTTGATGTGCCACTCGCCGAGGAACGCCACGCTGTTGGTCTGGAACATGCTGACCATCGTGGTCGGCGTCGCTGTCGCGCTGTTGTTCGTCGGGTTGTTCAGCATCTGCAAGGACGCCTGGTCGCTGGCGTCGATGGTCACGCCTCCGTCGTTCGAGACGAACACCTCGCGCTCGGCAATGGCGATGACCATGTTGCCCGAGCCGCTCTGGTTCGCCACGTATTCGGACCCGATGAACCGGATGCCCTTGTAGCTTCCGCCGTTGTTGTCCAGCCCGGGAAACTCAGCGTTTCCGAGACTGTTCACCATGAACGCCAGCGCCGTCAGCAATGCATCCGGCAGAACAATCGCGATGGGTCCGCGCAGATTTGCAGACCGAAGCGCCTGCACCAGATTTGCCAAGTCCGTGCGGACGTGATCCGCCGACGTGCCCGCCGAGGTCAGCGCCACGAGCCCGTTCGTGAGAGACGCTGGCTGCACGTTCGCAGAACCGGCTTCAGCGGGGTCCAACAGGTCGATGTCCACGCGCTCCACGAGCGCATCCCGCAACCCGTCCCGAATCAGCATGTCCAGCGATGGCGTTGAATAGCGCAGCGACTCTTTGGTAGCCACCGCAATCGCAGCGACCTTCGTCGGCGAGAGCGTGACCGGAGCGTAGCCGAACGAAGTCAGCGGCTTTGGCGCACCAACTCCGACCCAGTAGCCGGTCCCGCCCTGCGTCTGTTCGATCAGGCGGACGTTGGTCGGGATACCACGCAGATTCAGCCGCCCGATGATCGTCTCCGGTCGCAGGAACTCGATGAACTCACCCGGAAGGTTCGTCGGGTCCACAAGCGCACCAGCCCATGTCGAGTCGGTCATCGTCGCCGCGGGAACAGCCGCCTTCAACTGCATGATGATCTGAGGCAGCATCTGGACATGACTCAGGTGCTTGTGCAGCCGAGCATCGCTCGGATACATCTGCTTGGCGACGTCGAGCGGGTTCCGGCTGTCAAGCTTGGCGACGAGCGTAGACTTGACCGCACGCGCAAAACCGATGCCCATCGGCAACTGTTCGATCATCTGCACACGCGAGAATCCATCGCGGCTGGCGCTGCCGTCCTCAACATTCTTCCCCTGCACGGGCGCGGCCTTCTGAATGTTCATCTTCTCGAGTTGAACGAGGTCTTTTAGTTCCGCGTCGATCCCGTCGATTTCATCGCGCAGCACGTTGAACGAGTCGCGCTCGCCCTGATCCTTCGTGCGTCCTTCGTCTGCGGCTTTCGACTGGATGCCTTCCAGTTCGGCCGCTTTCGCCTGTCGCGTGGCCTCCAGGCCAGCGATCTGTTCCTGATACGTCTTCATGGTCGGTGCTTTCGTGCGGCCATAATGGACCGCGCGACTGCCGGTGTCTCCCGGCGTGTGTAGACGCGCACCCTCGCCTGTCTCGGCATGGCTTTGCGCGTCAAGTTGCTTGATGAGCGTGATAGAGGCTTCTGCGTGTGCGGGAATCGTGACGGCGGACAGTTCCAACCATTCCCACCGCTTGAAATGCACACCGAAACTGTTCTTGATCTGTTCTGACTCAAGAGGTCGGAAGCCAATGGATAGGCCTCGGACGAGCCGCTTCTTGATGGAGCGCCACGCGAAGTCAAGATGATCCTTGAGTGGTCCCGGCTGATCGTCGCTTTCGATCTGGACCTTGACCCGGATCCCGTCGTCCGTGACTTGCGCGTGCGTCACATGGCCGATCGCCGGCATGTTCTTGCCGTGCTGCCACATGAACGGCACCGGCAGCGAGAACAGAGCGCCTTTCGGCTCTACGATGTCCTCGGTGCGATCGGGGGATACATGCGTGGCGATGCCTTCGATGGTCCGCAGATCATCGTCAACCGACTTCAGTTCTAACAGGGAATAGGCGCGATTCGACACCGCATATAGCGTGGGGCCGTGACGGGCGCTCGCCTATTTATTAGTAGGAAAATCCCGCAACTGGATGATGATGAATTGCTTCACCAGCGAGGACACGGAGACATGACGCCGCGCCGCCACGGCCGCGAGACGGTCATAGTCAGGCTCCGGAAGCCACGCCGAGACGGACGTGCAGGGCTGGGGCTCCAGCCGCGGACGGCCACGCCGCAGAGCCCCGGCGATCAGCAGCGAATGTTCGGTGACGGCCATCTTAGCGACCTCCGACGATTAGCACCTGGTATTGCGGTTCCCGCGGCGCTTCGATCAGTAACGGATGCAACGCCTCAATCGTGGCGTCGATCCCGTCTATTTTATTCGCAGACATCGGCGTGTCCTTCTTCGTCACGAGGCTCTTGTCAATGCGCCGGGAGACGCAGACATTGCTCGCCATCCAGCGGTAGACGGGGTGTCCGGTGTGCCGGAAGTGTCCCGAGAGCACGACCTTCTCGAGCTCCTGGCAGGGCGGTGTCCAGGTCGTGGCATTCTTCGGCAGAATCACCGCCGGCAAGCCATCCGTCGCCAACGCCGTCATCATCTGCGCCGACTGATAGCGATCAAACACAATCGCCTTGACGTCGAAGTCCTTGCAGTCCTGACGGATGTCCGCCTCGATCCGCCCGTGGTCGATCGCGTTGCCCTCTGTCAGTTCTAACAGGCCGCTGTGCGCCCACGCCGCATAATGCGCGGTCGCCGTCGCGGACTTTGCCGCCACCAGATCCGCCGGCAGGTAGAACGTTGGGAACGCCACGTAGCGGTTGCCTTGCTTGAACAACCTGACCTTGGCGGTGATGTCGTTGCAGTCCGACAGATCCCCGCCGATCCAGCACGGCTGCCCGTTGAAGTCTTCGAGGCGGAGCGACGGATCCGCGCACGCATCCCACTTGGACAGGTTCAGCCAGGCGTGCGCGGCTCCAGACCAGACGTTACAGCGCTTCGTCGTAAACTCGCCCAGACTCAGCGCGGAGTTCTTTGCCTCTGCCGCATACTCCCGCATCTTGTCGAGCGACGGGGTAATGCCGAGCATCGGATTCGCCTTCCGCCAGACGGTCTCATCAAAAATATCGTCCCCGTCGTCGACCGTAAAAATCACGCCGTAGTAGTGATCCGCATCCACCACGCCTTCGAGGATCTTCGTCACGAGGCTTTGCTGCTCGTAGCACACGCCCGAGACATTGAAGCCCGCCGTCGTGATGATGAGAATGAGCTGATTCGGACGTGAGCCGAGCGACGAGCGAATGACGTTGAACAGGGCCGGCGTGGCGTGCGCGTGGAGCTCGTCGAGAATGGCCAGGTAGGGATTCCACCCGTCCTGCGTCGAGCCCTTGGCGTTGATCGTCTGGATGAATCCGCCGTTCTGCTCACAACTGATCGAGTGCGCCCACGCCGTCACCGCGAACGCCTCGCGCAGATCCGGCGTCCGCTTGACCATCTCGGACGCGGGATGGAAGACCTTCTGCGCCTGCTGGCCCGTCGTGGCGGCAATGATGACTTGCGGCCCGTTCTCGCCCTCACACGTCAGGCAATACAGCGCAATCGCCGCGGCGAGGGTACTCTTCGCGAATTTTCGAGCCGCGCAGATATACGCCATCGAGAACCGACGTCCGCCGTCCTTCTTCCGCCAACCAAACAGCGACGTCACGAGAAACACCTGGACACGCTCCAGCCGAATCGTCTTCGTCTTCCAGGCCCCTTCGATGTGTGGCAGCTTCTCGATAAAATCGCAGGGATCATTCGCGTACCCCGCACT